AATACAGGTATTGAAATTGTAAAATTAAATGAAGTTTTAAAAAAATTACCGGGTGGTAATACAATTGTAAGTCCATTATCAACTAAATGGACAACAAAAGAAATAGCTGAAGGTATAAAATATGCAAATGAAATAGGTGGTGGTCTTACTGCATCTATTAGAGGTAGAGAGGGCGCTAATCCTGCAGAAAAAGCAGCTACATGGTTTTATAGAAACTTATTATTATTTCCAAAAGGTATATCACAATTAGCAAAAACAGTTTTATCTATACCTACACACTTACGTAATTTTTTTAGTGCAGGTGCTTTCGCTGCAGCCAACGGAATATTTTTTGACGGATTAGCTAACCCTGGTTTGTTAAAAAATGCTTTTGCAAAAGGGATAGATTTATCCGGTCTACTTAAACTTGGACCGGGAAGTAAAGAAGCACAAGCAGCATATAGAGAATTACTAGAACTTGGTGTTGTAAACTCACAAGTTCAAATAGGAGATTTAATTAATCTTTTAAGAGATGCAACAGGTAATCCAGGTGTTGTATCCACAGACGCAATACTAAATCCTTTTATGACTAAACTAAAAAAATTAGGTAAATTTTTTCAAGGTAAATATGTGGCAGAAGATGATACATGGAAGATCACAAATTATGTAGTAGAACTAGACAGAATAAAAAATGCTGCAGTTAAACAAAATATTATAAAAAATGTTGATGAAATACCTCAAGAAATATTAGAGGGTTTTAAAAAAGAGGCAGCAAATATAGTTAAAAACACAGTGCCAAATTATGCATACGTTGGATCTATTGTTAAGACTGCAAGAATAGCACCAATTGGTAATTTTATGTCTTTTCCATCTGAGATAATTAGAACTACAACTAACATTGCAGAACAAGGTTTAAAAGAAATGAAACATATACCAGCAGCAGGTGAAAAAATTATAGGAAGTAATGTTACACCATATGTAAACATAGAAGGTAAAGGCCTTGTTAAAAATAATAATGTTAATTATGGCACAGGATTTAAAAGATTAACAGGTATGGCAACAACACTAGTGGCGGTTCCAACTGCAGCTGTAGAGGGTGCAAAAGCAATTTACGATGTAACAGAAGATGAAATACAAGCTTTACGTCAGTTCGTTCCGGAGTGGTCTAAAAACTCAACTTTAATACCTATTAGAACGGATGATGGTGATTTACGTTACATAGATTTTAGTCACAGTAACGCTTACGATGTTTTAGCTAGACCTTTTAGAACTATAGTAAATAATATTATAGCTGGTGAACAAACAGATCAAACACTATTATCTGGATTTGTAGATGGTGTTGGTCAAGCTAGTGCTGAAATTATGAATCCATTTATTGGTGAATCTATTTGGACTGAAGCTACAGCAGATATAATTGTAAGAGGTGGTAGAACAAAAGAAGGTAGACAATTATACACGGAACAAACACCTGCTGGAAACAAAGCTGCAATTAGATTTTTACACTTAGGTCAAGCTTTAGCTCCATCATACAGACAGTTTCAAAGATTAGGTCAAGCTGCTTTTGGAACACCTACTAAACGTGGAGATGAATTAACATTAGGACCAGAGCTATTAGGTTTTATGGGTTTACGTCCTATTAAAGTAGATCCGTTAGATTCTATGGGTTTTAAAATATCTGAGTATCAAGGAGGTATTAGAAATGCTAGAAGAGAGTTTACAGGCGGTTACTTTGGAATATTAAGAGGCGGTAGAATAAAACCAAACGATGTTATTCAAGCATATTACAACTCAAACAGAGCAAGGTTTTTAGTGCAACAAGAAATGAATAAAAATATAAGCGCTGCAAATATTCTTGGAGTTGATGATTCTAATTTAAAACGTGAATTTAAAGACAGACAAATTAGTGATGCAACTTTTAATAGTTTAGCTAGAGGTAAGTTTCAACCATATTTCCCGTCTGAAGATATACAAGAAAGATTTAAAGAAATTGCAAAAGATCTTGGAGATCCAAATGTATTTTTAGAAGTAAAACCAACTTTAAAATTAATGGAAAGAGAGTTTAGAAGTTTACCATTATCAGGAGCATTTGAATCTGATATAAACGACTTTTTAGATGAAGAATCTATACTACCACAATTACCAACTTCTGTAACAACAGCACAACCCGTTGTAGCAGGGCAAGTAAATGCACCACAAACGGGTCAAACAAATGAATTGACACCAAATGAGTTGGCGTTACTATCACCATCAGAACAAATAATTAGGTTAAGGGATAAGAATAAAACAACATAATGAAAAAATCGGCATTACAAAAAATAGAAGCACACGAAAAACTTTGCAGAATTATGCAAAAACAAACCTTTGAACAAATCAAAGAAATAAAAGAACGTGTGTCAAGGATGGAGAAGATGATCATGGGTGGAGGCGGAGCTATAATATTGGCTTTACTCATGAACGCCATACAATAATGAAACTTTCACGTAACTTTAGTTTAGCAGAGCTAATCAAATCAGACACTGCAATACGTAAGGGAATAGATAATAACCCTAACGCAGACCAGATAGAAAAATTAAAATTACTTTGTGAAAATATTTTACAACCGGTGCGTGATCATTTCGGTAGAGTAACCGTGACCAGCTGCTATCGTAGCCCTGAGTTATGTGTAGCTATTGGCAGCAGTTTAGATTCGCAACATACCCGTGCGGAGGCAGTCGACTTCGAATGTATGGGTACAAGCAACGCTGAAGTCTTTGACTGGATCAAAGCAAATTTAGATTGGGATCAAATGATACTTGAGTTCTACACTCCTGGTGAACCAAACAGTGGGTGGGTCCACTGCTCCTGGGTTGCTGAGAATCCACGTAAACAATTATTAAGAGCGTATAGAGAAGACGGTAAAACTAGATACAAACCTATTATAGGTGATGCTATAGACTTAGGCTAAATCCAAGCTCGTAATTCTTCACCCAATACTTCAGATGCAATATTAATTTTTTTACGCAGAGACTTTTGTATTTTTTCATCAACAGTTTTTTCTGCAATAATATCTATGTAAGTTACGTTTTTCTTTTGTCCAATACGGTGTGCACGGTCCTCTGACTGTAAACGCTTCTCTAGGTCATATCCGTTAGAATAGTATATTACGGTGTTTGCAGCCGTCAAAGTAATGCCATAGCCGCCCGTAGACGGTGTTCCTACCATAAACCGGCACTTAGGGTCGGACTGAAATTTACGTATATTATCTTGTCTTTCATCTTGAGGTGTAAGTCCATAATAACTAACAACTGACCCTGGACCATGGACCTTTTCTATTTCACTAACCATATTCTGTATATCTTTTTGCCAGTGTCCCCATATGATTGCTTTACCTTCTATTTCATCTAGCACATCCATTAGCTCTGTAATTCTATTACTTTTTATTTCTTGTGTAGTACCATCATCAGCAACAAAGTGACCACAAGTTATTTGTTGTAATCTCATCAACTGTGTAATCACAGTCATAGTAGAAGTAACTTTACCATTTAAAGTAGCAAGAGCATGCTCTTTCATTTGTTTGTATATCTTTTCTTGTTCTTTACTCAAAGTAATATGACGTTTAACCCAGTTCTTTGGAGGTAAATCTAAACAATCTTCTTTTAAAACTCTGTAAGAAAAACCTTTTAATTTTTCGGACAACTCCCCCATGTTTTGAAAAGCATGAACAACTTGTATTGATCTACCTCTAACATGCATAGTTTTCATTACAGCATATCTATTTCTAAAAGCATAATAAGATGCAAAGTCTAATAAGTATGGATCTAAAAATTCACACTGTGTATATAAATCTAAAGGGTTTTTAGTTACAGGAGAACCCGTCATAATACGTCTGTACTTTGACATCTTACCAATACGTAAGATATTTTTAGTTCTTTGAGCTGAGGGAGTTTTAATTGTTGTAGACTCATCTATGGCCATCAAAGTTCTGTGAGAACTTAAAAATTTTGAAGCAAACTTTACACCTTTTTCTGTTGATAAAGCTTCTACATTCATAATTAAAATATGTAAGTCTGTTCCTGTTTGAAACAAAGTATCTAATTTTTCTTGTTGTGTTTTATTTATGTTTGATTGCCACAATACCGTCACATTCTCTATATGTTTTGGTAGATGTGTAGGTATCTCTTGTTCATACCAAGTTTTTATTACACCTTTGGGAGCTATAATTAATGCACCATCTATCTTACCTTTATCATAAAGCATGGACATATTATCTATTAATACTTTTGTTTTACCTGTACCCATCTCCATAAAATAGGCATAGGTTTCTTTGTTCCACGACTTTTCTAAAGCAGTCAACTGATGCTTGTATGGCTTTGTTCTAAATTTATAATTCATCTTTCTATTGACATTTGTATATAGGATGTTATATGATTTGTCAATGTCAGAAAGTACGAAATATGAGAGTGTAAAAAATAATTATACTACTACAGTATATGTTATTCAGGAAATTTCTGGTACCAGAGCAGGAGCTCCTAAAATAAATATTATGGGTGCTTCTCACTATGGTCAATTTAAATTTGTATTACCAGAGTTTTCACAAATGATACATTCACCTGGACCTTTAGTTTATACCTTAAGACAAAAATTAAAAGATTATAGAGCTAAAGATTATTTACTACTTACAGGTGATCCTGCTATTATTGGTGTTGCATGCTCTATCGTATCTGATATTACAAATGGAAAATTTAAATTGCTCAAGTGGGATAAACAAGAAAGAAAATATTATCCTATTGAAATTAACTTATACGAGAAAGGAGAAATAGATGAGCGTTAAACAAGTAATAAAAATGCCTGACTTTGAGGCAGACCAACAAGATGCAATGAAAAATACTGGAGGTATTCAATCACTTGCAGATCAAGTTGAAAGATTAGAGGAGATGCAAAAACAACTTGAAATACAAGAGGAGGCAATAAAAGAAAATAAAAAACAAATCCAACATATATCAGGTGAGGTTATACCCACTATGATGTCTGAAATGGGTTTAGCAGAATTAAAACTTCATGATGGATCACATCTGAAAGTTTCGACGTCGTACAGAGCTCACATTAGTGAAGCTAATAAAGAATCGGCGTATAACTGGCTTCGTGAAAATGGCTTAGGCGATATAATCAAAAATGAGATATCCGTATCGTTTGGTCGTAGCGAGGATAACAAGGCGGCTGATTATGCCGAACTTGCAAAGAGTAATGGGTTTCAACCAACACAAAAGATGAAGGTTGAGCCCATGACTCTAAAAGCGTTAGTCCGTGAACGTATAGAGGCAGGTAAAGAAATGCCAACGGAAATTTTCGGAGTATTCTCTGAAAATAAGACTACAATAAAAAGGAGCAAATAAACATGAACCAAGTAGCAAATAAAAAAGAAGGAGCACTGCAAACAAATTTGTTTGAAGCAGATGCAAACCAAGGGGCTCAAAACATTTCGCAAGAAGATCTTGCGTTACCTTTCTTAAAAGTTTTGGGTCAGCTATCTCCAGAGGTAAACAAAAGAGATGCAAAATATGTCGAGGGCGCAGAACCCGGCAAGATCATAAACACTGTTACCAATGAGTTGTTTGATGAGATACAAATTGTACCTTGTCATTATAAAAGACAATACATTGAGTGGCAGGACAGAGGTACCAGCACTGGTGCACCTGTTGCAATTCACGAAGCTAGTAGTGATATCATTAGTCAAACCACAAGAGGTAAAGACTATAAAGATAGATTACCAAACGGTAATTATCTTGATAACACTGCACAACACTTTGTGTTAGCTGTAGGTACTACACCACAAACAGCTTTGATTTCTATGAAAGGCACACAATTAAAAGTGAGCAGAAAATGGAACTCAATGATGATGGGTATCAAAATGCAGGGTAAGAACGGACTTTTTACTCCGCCAACATACAGCCACATTTACAATCTAAAAACTGTACAAATGTCAAACGACAAAGGTACATGGTTTGGATGGGACGTAAGTAAAGTTGGACCAGTTACAGATAAAAATATCTATGACATGGCTAAAAACTTTGCGGTAAGCGTAGGTAAAGGTGAAGTTGAGGCGAAGCATGGTAACGGAGAAGCAGACTCCAAACAACCATACTAACCGTATCCTAGGTAGTGGGCAGTCACGCGAGAGTAGGCTGCCCACGTTGCATTTGTTATGATAGAAAAATTTAAACAAATATTTACAGGATTAGACCGTGCTCACGGTGTCACTAAAGTAGGTGAATCAAACGGTAACGGTAAAAAGATAAAAGGTGTATCTTTTATTAAAAGAGAACCAGTTACAGATGATCTATGGCAAAAACATTTAGATGGCACAGATAGTTTAGGTGTCATACCTATTAACGATGACAATAATTGTAAGTGGGGATGTATAGATATAGATTCTTATGCAGGGTTTGACCACAAACAATTAATAGAAAAAATTAATAAATTAAATTTACCACTAATAGTATTTAGATCTAAGTCTGGTGGTGCTCACGTATTTTTATTTACAGAAGATTATGTATCCGCAAGATCTATGCAAGATAAGCTAATGGAAATAAAGGCTGTATTGGGATATGGCGGATCAGAAGTTTTTCCAAAACAAACAGAATTGAAATCGAAAGATGATACAGGAAATTTTTTAAACTTACCATACTTTAATTATAAAAATACAACAAGGTATGCCTTCCATGGAACAGGTCAAGCTGCTACACTAGAAAGTTTTTTTGAGCTGTATGAAAATATAAAAGTAAAAGATGTCGATAGTATAAAAGTAGAAAGACCTAAATCAGATTATAACGATGGACCGCCGTGTATTGAAACACTGGCTATGAATAAAATAGGTGAAGGTGGTAGAAATAATGCACTGTTTCATTATGGTGTGTATGCAAAACAAAAGTGGCCGGGTGAATGGAAATCAAAATTAATTTTATTTAATGCAACTGCAATGGAAAGACCATTGTCAGATTCAGAGGTACAGATAGTTGTTACACAACATGATAAAAAAGAATGGGGATACAAATGCAAAGATGAACCAATGTGTAGTATGTGTGATAAAACATTATGTCGGACTAGAAAATATGGTATTGGTCAAGAGATACTATTTCCTGGGCTAACCGACCTCCAGGTAATAGACTTGGAGGACCCTTACTACTATCTCAATGTAGACGGAGAAAGATTATACTTAGAGAATGTAAAATACTTGAGACAACAAAGTTTATTTCAGGAGGCATGTATGAAACAATTAAGGAACAGACCACCAACATTAAAAGAAAAAGATTGGGTAACTATAACAAATTTATTATTAAATGGCGCAGAAGTTACAGAACCTGCGGAAGGATTAAGAACAGAAGATCAACTACAAAATCATTTAGAAGAGTTTTGTTTAAACAGACAGGTATCTACAGATAAAAACGATTTGAAAAAAGGTGGTGTGTGGACATCAGATGGCTATCACCATTTTGTATTTGATAGGTTTTATCATCAGTTTCTAATGCGTAGAAGATGGGATCTTGGATACTCAAGAACAGCACAATTACTAAAAGAAAAATGTGATTGTGAAAATAAAAGAATTGGTAAAGAAAAGTTATCTGTATTTGTAGTTAAAGAGTTTGATAAAAAAGCAGATGACTATAAACAAAAAGTATTAAAAGAAGAGGAACCATACTAATGCTTAATCAAGAAACACTTTTTGAAATAGAAAAAATTGACGAAAAAGAATCCAATAATGAAAAATCTATAAAAGGAACAATAATGGAATTAGAATGTATGGTTGAATATATAAAAAAAGGTTACTGGGTTGCAAAAAGCATGGATCCACAATGTCCTTTTGATTTTGTGGCAGTAAAAGACAAACATAATATTGAATTAATAGATTCAAAATGTGCATCTTATAGAAAAAATGGAACTATAATTAATAGAGTTTTAAAACCTTATCAAAAAAAATTAGGAGTTATATTAGCTGTAAGAAATTTTAAAAAATGAAAACAATTGTATTAGGACCACCAGGCACAGGTAAAACAACTACGTTGTTAAACAAAGTAGATGACTATTTAAAACAAACAGATCCTGATAAAGTTGGTTACTTTGCTTTTACACAAAAAGCTGCATACGAAGCAAGAGACAGAGCTATAAAAAAATTTAATCTTACAGAAGACGACTTACCATACTTTAGAACACTACACTCACTAGCATTTAGAAAACTTGGTGTAAAAAAAGAAGACGTAATGCAACGCAGACACTATGTTGATCTTGGAAACAAACTAGGTTTTCCTGTTAACTATGCTAGGTTTGAGGATGATCACAACGGTATTTTTACATCTGATAGTGAATACTTAAGAATAATAAATCTCGCAAAGTTACGAAATATTACACCAGAACAACAGTTTGATTTAGCAGAACACAACAGTGATCTTGAAAGAGATAAGCTAACTATTATTGCAAATGAGATAGAACGATACAAAAAAGAATACAATCTAATAGATTTTAACGACATGATATTACACTTTATAAAATCAGATAAGTCACCGAAGTTTGATGTAGTATTTATAGATGAAGCACAAGATCTATCATTAATGCAGTGGGATATGGCAAAAAGTATTTGGAATAAAACAACAGATTCTTTTATTGCAGGTGATGATGATCAGGCAATATTTAGGTGGGCAGGTGCAGATGTAGATTCTTTTATTGCACAGAAAGGTTTAATGGTGCCACTTACACAATCACACAGAATACCAGCAGCTGTGCATAACGTTGCTATGAATATAATAAACAAAGTTAGAAATAGAATAGATAAAACTTGGAAACCAAAAACACATCAAGGAGCTTTGTCTAGGTATGATGACTTTGAACAATTAGATATGTCTTCAGGTGAATGGTTAGTTATGGCTAGAACTAAATACATGTTAAACGAGTTAGAAGACACATTATATAGAAACGGTTTGTATTACAGAAACAAATTTAAAAAAACTAAAGAACAAGAATTACACTATGCTGCACAAGACTGGGAGAACTTACGTAAAGGTCAACCTATAGCATACAAACAAATAGAAAGAATTTACGGATACATGAAAGATAATACAGATAAGAAAAAACTAAAAGGTATGTTGAAGGATTCTTCTTACGATATAGATACACTTAAACAATCTTATGGTTTGAAAACAGATAAACCTTGGTTTGAGGCATTTGATGATGCACCAAGTCGAGATGTAAGCTATCTAAGAAAGATGAGAAAGAATGGAGAAAAACTGAACGAAGACCCACGAATAACTTTGTCAACTATACATGGTGCAAAGGGTGGTGAATCACAGAACGTTGTATTATTAACTGATCTCAGTGAAAACACAATGAAGGCATACGAAAAAAACCCAGATGATGAGAATAGATTGTTCTACGTTGGTGCAACAAGGACCAAGGAACATCTACATATTATATCACCAAAACAAGAATACAAAGGATACAGTATATGACAGACAAAAATATGTTCAAAGGAACAACGTACTCTTCATTAGAAGAGCAAGTAGGTGGCAAACATTATAAAAATTTTCGCATACAACCAGCAGAGTTTATTAATGAAAACAAACTTTTGTTTGCGGAAGGAAATGCTATAAAATATATTTGCAGACACTCCGTAAAAGGCAAAGCGCAAGATATAGAAAAAGCAATACACTATTTAAAAATGATACTGGAAAGAGATTACTCATGATACAGAAACCAATGTTTAGCCCGCAGGTAGAGTGGCTACCACCAGAATCTTTTCCTGACTTATCTAAGTATGATGAGATAGCAATAGACTTAGAAACAAAAGACCCTGATCTTAAAACAATGGGATCTGGTTCTATTACAGGTAGATCTAAAATAGTCGGTATAGCCTTAGCTGTCGAAGGATGGTCTGGATATTATCCAATAGCACACGAAGGTGGTGGTAACATGGATGAGAAAATAGTAATGGATTACTTTAGAACTATTCTAAACTACCCCTCTACAAAGATATTTCACAACGCTATGTATGACGTATGTTTTATACGTGCTGCAGGTCTTAAAATTAATGGAACCATCGTAGATACTATGATTGCTGGCTCTCTCGTGGACGAGAATCGCTTTCGTTACGATTTAGGCTCAATGGGTAGGGATTACCTTGGAAGAGGCAAAAACGAGGCTGTATTGAACGAAACAGCAGCTCTTTGGGGTATAGATCCTAAGTCTGAGATGTATAAATTACCTGCTATGTATGTGGGTGAGTATGCTGAGAGAGATGCAGAGATGACTCTTGCATTATGGCAAAGCATGAAACAAGAGATACAACATCAAGATATACAATCTATTTTTGATCTCGAGACTGAACTCTTTCCTTGCCTCGTCGATATGCGTTTCCTAGGAGTTCGTGTAGATATTCAAGCAGCGAATGAATTAAAAGACAAACTATCATCAGAAGAAAAAGAATGCCTATTAAAAGTAAAAAAAGAAACTGGAGTAGATACCCAAATATGGGCAGCTCGATCCATTGCGCAAGTCTTTGAAAAACTTCGCCTACCTTTTGACCGAACCGAAAAAACAAATTCTCCATCATTTACTAAAAACTTTTTACAAAACCACCAACATCCGGTGGTTAAATTAATTGCTAGAGCTCGTGAAATAAACAAAGCTCATACTACGTTCATTGATACCATATTAAAACATGAACATAAAGGAAGAATACATGCTGAGATAAATCAGCTTAGATCAGATAGTGGTGGTACAGTAACCGGTAGATTTAGTTATAGTAATCCTAACCTACAACAGATACCTGCACGTAACAAAGAACTTGGACCATTGATCAGATCTTTGTTTATACCAGAACAAGGTTGCAAGTGGGGTGTATTTGATTACTCACAACAAGAACCAAGACTTGTTGTGCACTACGCAGCATTACAGAATCTCTATGGAGTGGGCGACGTATTGGATGCATATCAGGATACTGATGTGGACTTTCACCAGATTGTCGCTGAAATGGCAGAGATACCAAGAGAGCAGGCCAAGACTATAAACCTTGGTCTGTTTTATGGTATGGGTAAAAACAAATTACAAGCAGAGTTGGGTATCAACAAAGAAAGAGCCGAGAGTTTATTTAAACAGTATCACTCACGTGTGCCTTTCGTAAAACAACTCATGGACAATGTTATGCAACGTGCACAAGGTAGAGGTCGAATAAGAACCTTGCTTGGTAGAGTATGTAGGTTTCATCTATGGGAACCAAACCAGTTTGGCATACACAAGCCCTTGCCTCACGATGCAGCGCTCGCGGAACATGGACCAGGCATTAGAAGAGCATATACTTACAAAGCTTTGAATAGACTAATACAAGGATCAGCAGCAGACATGACTAAAAAAGCTATGATAGAACTACACAAGGAAGGCATCACACCACATATACAAGTACACGATGAACTTGATATATCTGTAGATAACAACGCTGAAAAAATAAAAGAAATAATGGAATCAGCAGTAGACTTAGAAGTGCCTAATAAGGTAGACTATGAATATGGACCTAATTGGGGTACAATAAAATGAGGTTAAATTATGGCTTATTTAAATGCAAACATACCAGTAGAGTACGCACAAATAAGAAGAGAGTATCTATATGATCTTAAGAAACATCATGGAGAAGTTGAAGACTGTGTTATCTTTGGTATTAGCTGTATTACAGGTCGTGCTATTTTATTCCACGCTCTTATGGAGAGCGGCGCAGTATTTTATCGCCTTCCTATTAGTGCGTTTATTCAACGTGGTTTCAAAGTCGAGGACGTACCAAGAAGACGACTTGATGAACTTCAGCTTTGGAATTCTTTCAGTTATTATCCTGCTGTTACTAGTTGGGATATTTTAGAATCACAAGCAGGGAAATACATAGGTAAAGATAAAAAATGGCACTATGGCAAATACTTATTTACTGTTGACTTTGCACATCCAGAACCTAATATACTAGACACTGATCATTCTGAGATCCCGCACGAACACAAGTGCGCCCACATACTTGCATTAAATGACGGCAATTATGCAGCACAACCCAATAATAGATTAATTTGGGATATTCCATCCTTCACTGTTAAGGATCAAATTCCTGACTGGAAGGTACAAACTAACTATTGGAACGTAGAAGATACACAGAAGTGGCGAACAGAAGACACTGACAATTTCTTTTACGAGATGGAGGAAAAGAAAAATGATTAAAAAAATTAAGGCTAAACTTAAAAGTTGGTTAGATTGGTATGTAACTTGGCTTTTTAGTTGGCAAGATAAAAACAAAAAATGAGTAAAAAAACATTGAATATATCAGAAGAAGCAGCTGTTCAAATGCCAATGAAGACGGTTGCTTCTCTGATTATAATCGTCGCCCTTGGTACCATGGGCTATTTTCAGATTGTTGAGAGGCTAAACATAGCTGATACTAGATTACAATTAATGGAAAAAGATTTAGAGGAGAATACAGAATTTAGAATTAAATGGCCACGTGGACAACTAGGTTCACTGCCCGCTGATTCTGAGCAATACATGATGTTGGAGGACCTTTATAAGTCCACCGATCGTATAAACAAACATATAGAAGATATGGCTCTAAACAAAGTTAACATAGAATTTTTAACAAAACAGATGGATAAGGTTTTATCTGACATAGAAAAATTAAAAGATCAAAATAGGGATTTTAAATATAATGGCAACGGGAAGAATAACTAAAAAAATTTTAGATTATATAGCTGAAGTTAACAAACAGGCTAAACAAATGAGTTATGTTAAGGAACTAAAAAAAGAAGTAGATATAAATGCAAATGGTTCCAGCAGGTATAAAATTAAAGAGGGTGAGAACAAAGGTAAAGTAGTATGAAAAAAAAGAATCAATTATCAAAATTTGAATGGGTAAAAAAGAATATAGTAATTGTTCCTGTTGTAGCTGCAATACTAGCCGGAACATTTACATCAGTTAGATATGTATTAAGTTTAACCGATACCATAGAAGCCAACAAACAAACTATCATTAACTTACAACGAGACTTAACAGTAGCAGAAGATAAGTTAACAGAAGTTGCTACAAGACTATCTGCAGCTGAGGCAACATGGGAGATGGCAGAAAATTTATATAGACAATTAGCAGACCAGGTAAGAGAACATGCGTACGATATTAAAGATCTTAATCGTTAGTTTTTTGTTGTGTACAACAGCTGAGGCTCGTAACGAGTATTTAAATGATGGTACAAACTCATGTGATCAAGGTAGTTGGGAAGCATATACAGAAGTAAGACAAAACGAATATAAGACAGGATCTAGTGCAGAATCACAGAATCAAGTTATTGGTTTAAGATGGAGAAAATCTATTGGACCTGTATGTGATGAAGAGTTTGCAAAAGAACAAAGATTAAAACAAAAATTAAAAACACAGTTAGAACTTGTTAAAGAATGTAAGAGAGTACCTAGAATAAAACCTATTCCTGTTGAGTTTGCTGAGTTAATTAATATGTGTATGAAGTTAGGTGTTGTATCTTCTGCCTCTTTTGATGGTAGAGATTTTGATCCAAAGATAAGCTATTGGACAGAATTAAAAGAGAAATACATGAAGGAAAACCCTGATATTATTACATTAGATAATTATAAGGAGAAAAAATGATAGAAACTGTAGTGGCCCTGCTGATGTTTTGGGATGGAGAGATCAAGGAACATAGAATACAAGAAAATATGGCTGCCTGTTTACGTGCTCGACGTGTAGCGGAGAGAGACTTTAATCCAAACATATCTTACAAATGTATACGTAGTGAGGCAGAAACAGAAGTTTATATGGGTGAAAAGAGTATTAAGAAACTTCATCTTAAATGAACAAACTCAATAAAAAAAGAAATCCAGTAGCAAAGCAGCTTAGACATTTTAAGAGAAAAGTGATAAAGAATAAAAAGATATATGACAGAAAAAAAATCAATAAAAATTCACACTGAAATAGTTAATGGTATTTGTCCAACATGCGAGGAGTATACAATGTTGGTAAGCCTAACTAGAGAATACTTTAGATGCATTACATGCGGTGCAGATCTTGAACAACATGTAAATGGATGCATAAGTTACATACCAAGATTAGAAAAAACAACACTACAATCTGTAGTTGACGGATACTTTAACAATGGCCAAAAAGAAAGCTAAATTTGGCTTAGTTACAGCCCCACGTACACAGCCTAGAAAAAGACCAGGCAGACACAAAAAAAGTCCTAACAAACACGAAAAAAGAATGGGAAAACATAGAAGATAATAGTTGACAAATATCCCTAAATATCCTATATATACATTATTACAGAAAGGAAAGATATGTTTAATACATTAAAAACAATCGCAGCTGAGTTAAAAAGAGCTAACGATTTAAAACAAAGAGATATTGAGAACAAGGAGAGATGTAATTGGTATTATCAAATGAGTTACCATCCAACTGAAACAGGTCCTGTGGCTTATAGCACTTATTCTCAACACTCTACGAGCGGTAATCCATTTGTTGATCCCTTTAAATAATGAAAGAGAAAGTAATAACACTTAAACCAAAAGGTATCTCACAGAAACAATGGTCTAATCTATTATTAGAATTAAACCTTGTAAAAAAATCTTGGAGATCGTATGGTGTTGACATACAAATAAATGCACCTGGTTTAAAAAATATTTTAAAGTGGGGGACTAAACGTCACGATGCAAAAGAGTAAAGGGGCTTATGGCAAAGACGCTGATAATATTAGTTTTATTATTCGACGGAACTCTCGTTCAAGAAAAATACGAACTTACAAGAGAGATGTCAGTGCACGAATGTCTGATGTATGGCGACGATCATAGAGAAGCTATTGCGGAATATAAAGAATTTAAAGATGCACTTAAAAATGGATGGTATTTAAAGGATGGACGTGGAACTATTCAAGGCCATATGTGTGAGTAGTCTTCTACTCTTGCCTGCTATACTTTTACTTTGGAGCTGGGATCAAGAAACACCTACTCCTAAGAGGGAAAGCAGAGTAGGTAATGGTGAGAAGATAAAATCTTCATAACACAATTACGCCACATTGTCAAACAGAGTCAGCCGGTGTGCAAGTAAACTTAATATATATCTGATGTTTATTAACTTCTGCGGGACCAACATCTTTCATTTTTAACATAGCTTCTTCATAACCAGCCATCATACAATCATAGGTAGAAGCAAAAGGCGTAGGCCATGGGTATGGGTCTAAACACGCACCGTGAGTATAACTACACATAATTAAAGTTAACAAAATTTTCATTGACAGTCCTACAAAATATCCTATATTATCATTTTAATATGAAAGGAAAAACACATGACAGATGTAACTAAATACAGAAACGTCTCCCTATCCAATGAAACATACAAGGGCGGTCATCTTTTATCAACCAAAATGTTCAAAGGTCTGCAAGTATCAATGTCTCAGTTAATTGACGCGTTGGTCGCAGAAAAGATAAAAGACTTAAAACTAGAGAAAGATCTAAAAGATTATAGACAACCTACTAGAAGAGTTTCTAACAAAAAGAAAAAGAAAACAAATGGCAAAGCTAAAAGTAAATAATCTTAGAAAAAAGATTTGTGATAACTGTAGAGGAAATGGTTACATAAGAATAGCTTTAGATAATAGTCAGGTACACCAATGTTGGGTATGTGACTCGGAAGGAGAAGTATATGAAGAGAGGACTGATCTTATTGATGACAATCCTTTTTCTAACAAGTTGCACTAAGATAGAGTTTGATAGCTTTGATCCTGCAACTTCATTATTTAAATGGACGGTAACAAATGAAAGAGACTGATGCAGCCTACATAGCAGGGCTTTTTGATGCTGATGGCTGTGCAACTTACAAAGAATATTGGTGCGCAGATAACAGATATAAAGATGAAAACGGTAAATCTAAAAAATATTTAACGTGGAATATAAATTTAGAAATAAGTATGACACATCAATCTATTATTAGATGGGTACATGAAGTGTTAGGTGTTGGACACGTTCGAAAGAAAAAACCACACGTAACTTCTATGGGTAAAAAAATGCAATACAGATGGAGATGTAGTCATAGGGATGCATACAAAGTTTGTTGTCTGATGTTTCCATACGCACACGTAAAATTACCAAAGATACAAAAAATAATAGATCACTATAATGGTAAAGTATTTGATGGCAAAGTAGTAGATCTTGAATCTTATAGAAAGGCAATGGCACTAGAATGAAAGTAAAAAAAGAAGATTACGAAGATATTTATGACTGTATTGTAACCGGTCAAGTACCAGTAGAAGTTA